CGTCGCACCTGGCGTCGCACCTGGCGTCGCACCTGGCGTCGCACCTGGCGTCGCACCTGGCGTCGCACCTGGCGTCGCACCTGGCGTCGCACCTGGCGTGCCCTGCGTCAGCATCATCAGCGCAGCAGAAGGATCGCGCCCTATCAGCTGCATAACCGCTCGCAAGCGCTGCTGACGATCAAAGGTTGGGCTTGTGAACATCAGCGGCGCTCCAAAACATTAGAGTGTCGACGCGGCAGGCAGTCCACTATAGCAGAGATCATTAGCGCCTCCACCCGTGCAGCGCGCCATAGTCAACGGCCAAAACCCCGCCAAGCTCTTGCACACACTGTGGCGCAATGAGTAGCAGATCCTGCGCCATCACGCCGACACGTCGAACCTCCGGCGCATCCCATTTGTAAGCGTACTCGTACCAAGCCACGCCGCGCTCATCGACGCCGATCGGCGTAACGGCGCGCTTCAGCCGTCGATCACTAAAAAATAGGCCGGCGCCTTGCATTAGGCTGCCGATCGCCTGCAAGTCCCGCGCCGGATCCCGGCTGGTGCTGTTTTCCGTTCGCGTGCTCCACAGGCTCATGGGAGCCCCGTAAATCGCAGACAGCAGCAGGCGCGTGCGCTCGTCGCCATACTCTTGCTCGCGGAGGAACTCATTAAAGCGTGCATCAAGGCTTTGCTGGTCAATGCCGCGGCCCTCCGCGCCCAAGCCCTGCAGCATCGCGATGTCGCTAAGGTTGAGCCGCCCGCCGGTCTCGGCGAGATCGCCAAATAGGCCGCCGACACGGATGGCGCGATCGCGGGCAGCGGCGTCGGCGTCCTGGTTGGCGCCCTGTGCGGCCATGGAGAAGCCAGCATTGGTGCGATCGGCGTCCATCGCCATGTCAGCAGTCGTGCGCCGCGCCTCCATTTCCATCGCGGCGCGTCGCGCTTCCTGCGCGTTAGCCGCTTCCGCGTTGAACAGCCCGGCCTGTTGACTACGGCCAGCCGCCGCCTCTGCCGCCTGGTTGGCCGCCCCCGCTGAAAACAGCCCCGCCTGCAACGATCGGCCCGCGTCCTGCATGGCCAGGCCCGCAGCCGTGTCGAACCCCTGCGCGGCAAGGCGGCCGGCGACGTCGCCGGCGGTCTCTTGCGCATTGCGTTCGATCTCGCCGCGCAGAATAGCCTCACGAGATCCGCCAAAGGCGTTTGCTGCCGCCGCTCGCTGACCCAACTGCGCCTGCGCCTGGTCGGCCTGGCGGCGCACCTGGCGCATGGCCGCGTCAATCACCTGGTTTTGGTAGGGGTTCTGATAGGCCGCCATGCCGGCGGCTGCAGTCGGCGCTGTAACACCCTGCACGGCCGCCTGGCCGACAGCAGTCGCCTGCGCGGTGGGCGCCATTGTCGGCGCCTGCACCGTCTGAGCCTGCACAGTCGGCGCCGTCACATCGCGCACCGGCGCCAGCCCCGCCATGCCGCTGAGGCCAGCTTGTTGCAAGCCGTCCTGCCACGCGCCGGCATTGGCGCTGGCCATGGCGCGCGCCTGCACCTGCATCGGATCCATGCCCGCCACCCGTGGCGCTGTGTAGGGCACAAACGGGCGCGCGGCAGCGTCACGGCCGGCCTGGATGCCCTCTTGCACGGCATTCTGCACCCAGGCGGGCGTTGTGTTCTGCTGCACCGTCGTGGTGCGGGCGTTACCTAGCCAGCCCATCGCATTCCTCCAGGAAAGCCGGCAGCGCCTCGCGCCCCGTTTCGATATGGAACACCTCGCGCATCTCGGTCGCCACCGCCTGCGCATGGTCGAAGCCGCCGACAATATCGGCCGCGACGATCACGGCATGCTCGAGCGTCAACCGCAGCACGTAGGCAAACAGCCGCTTCACTGTATCCGGCTCGCGCTGCCAGCGCGTCGCCAGCACCCAATCGTGCACCGCCGGCGTGATGGCGCCCGCAAACCGCTGCACATGCGCTTGGAAGAAGGGGTTGGGCATCAGCCGGCCGAAAAAGATCGCCCAAAGCTGGCCCTGGTCGGCGAGCGGATCGAAGCTGTCGCCGTCGACGACATCATCGGCCAGGTGCGACGCGCGAAACAGCAACAAAATAAAGTCGACCGCTGCCTCATTGCCCAGCATCCAGCGCCGCACCAGCGCCGCCTCGTCAATGTCATCCTTCATGTCTTCGTCAGTGTCAGTGTCAGTGTCAGTGTCGGTATCAATCATCGCTGCATCCCTGTAACGCGCACATCCCAGCGCGGATCGCCCAGGCGCCAGGCGCTAGGCGTCGTCGCCGATGAAAAGCGGATGCGCGCATGGCGGCCCTGGGCCTGAAACTTCAGCACCTGCGCGGCCGCCGTGATCGCGAAAGGTCCGATCGCGCGCTCAGGCCCCTGCGGCGTGTCGCGAAACAAAATCTCGACCTGCAGCACGCCCTCGAGGTTTTCCACATCCGGCATCATCCCGTCGATGCGCCAGAAGGCGTCGCCGTCTTCAGTATCCAGCGCGCCGCTGATCAGCCACTCGCCTAGCGGCCCGCCATCCGCGCTCGCGCCGGTCTCGTGATCGTACACGATGCCGCCAGGCGTCACCGCGATCGGTTGCGCAAACAGGCCCGCATCAATCCAGGCAGTGCGATCGAGCGGGCCCGCCGTCCAATGCCGCTCGCGCAGATGGAAAGCGACATAACGCGAGCATTCGCGCCCATCGCCGTCGCGGCGATCGGGATACAGCCACCAGATCTCATCGAATGCCGTATTCGGCGCGGCGTGCACCTTCTCGGCCTGCGCCCAATTCAGATTATCAAACACCTCATCGAGCAGCGGGCACGGCAGCGGCGTCGGCGGCCCGCCGGTAAACTCGAAAAACTGCCCGGTCGGGCTCATCCACCAGGCCAGACCATCGCGCCGCGCATGCGCCCGCGGCCCGATCAGGCCGCAGCCGGTGCCGACCAGCGGAAAGCCCCACACTAGGTCGGCATCCAAAAGGCGCATCTCGTACAAGGCTGTGTCAGTCCAAATCAGCGATGGCGATCCTGGCGATCCGCCCACCAGTTTGGCGCCTTCGGTCACGGGAAATTCGCCCGCCTTGTTGGTCGCGCTGGCCACCCAGCTCGCGTAATCGTCCTGATCGCTCCACCGCACCAGCATCGGGTGGAAGTTGCCCGTTCCCTGCTCTGTGGCGCCCAGCGCCACCGCATAGCGATTGGGATCGACAAACATCGCCTCGATGACAGCTGGTGCGCCCGCCACCGCGCTGGCGCGCACGCCCGTATTGCCCAGCCAGGCATACAGCGTGCCGCCGCGCGGGCTTGCCAGCAGCTGCTCGCCATACGGCGCAAGCGACCAGGTGCGCAACAGTCCGCCGCCAAGCTCGCCGACGCCGTAGGCGCCGCGCCCGTAGAGCCCTTCGCCAAAGCCGCCCAGGCTGCCGGCGTCGATCGCGCCCACTGCTAGCCCTGTCGGCGTCACGTCATACAGCGCGCCGCCGCGCTCAATCTGCAGGTGCGAGTGTGTGCCGTAGGCGATCTGCAGATCCCGGGCGCGATTGCTCCAGGCAATGGCAGCACGACACACGCCTGACAGCGTGCCCGGCAGCCTACGCTGCCACCCGCCGATCGCCTGCGGTCGGCCGCGCCGAAACCGCACGCGCGCGCCCGCTTTCCAGCGGCCCTCAGCCGCCACGCCGGTCTCGTCGAATAACAGACCGTCGCCAATCTCGATCGGCAGGGCTCGCCAGGCCATATGCGCCTCCCCTTAGCCGACCGCCCAGGTCGCGCCGGTGTAAACCAACGACACGCGCGCAGCGCGCAGATCGCAAATCAGATCCTCCGCGAGATCGGCGATCGTCGCGCCGTTGCGCGCGATCGTCAGCGCGTTGGTGTGCCATGTCGCGCGCGCGTCGATCACCTGCACTTCCATGCCCGTGGTCGGCGTCGGCGGCAGCGTAAGGGTCCAAGCGCCGGCGCTGGTGTCGGCCAGGATGCGATCGCCTGCCGCCGCCACGATCGCGCTGGTGCGCGGCAGCCAGAGCGACTGCGCCACCGCGCCGATCTGCGCGAGAACCCATCTGCGATTGGCGATGTCGGTGGCGTCGACGGGATCGGCCGCAGCCTTCAACACCGCGTCGCCAAAATTGCGAATGCCGATGCGCCGCACCACGACGCCGTCGCAATAGATTGGCGCCACTTCCCCCGGCTGCACCACCGCTGCGCCGGCGCCGGCAGTGATCGTCACCGCGCCGGTGCAGGCATTGTCGACCAGATACACCTTCTGCACAGCCGGGATCGTGAGCGTGCCTCCGTCGCCCGTCAGCCGCAGCACAGCGCTACGCGCTTCGTCGGCTGCGAAGTTGGTAGCGGTCAGCGCCGCTGCGCCAGTCACAGCCTTTGTTGTTACACCAGCAATCGCTTGGTCGATCAGCTCGAGGCCGCCGTCGTTCAGGCGCACCCCCCAGGTGTTGGTGTTTTCGCCCGTCGCCTGCTTTTCCAGGCGCAGGCGCGGCGATGCGACTGCAGGCATTAAACCGCGCTCCCATCCATGTAACGCCAGGCCGCGCCGTCGCTGTAAGCGGGGCGCGCCGTCGTTTCGATAAAAACCACATGACCGCGCAACCGCGCCGGCGGCGGCAGCGTGCTCGGTTGGTAGGCGTTCAGACGCAGCGGCGCAGCATCACGCCGCTCAAAGGCCTGCTTGATTTCATTGCGCAGCCGCGCCAGCAGCGGGCCGCCCTCGCCGCGGCCCGAAAAGTCGGTCACGACAGCTTGCCATAGGCGCGCCCAGCGGTGGCGCGCGCGTACGCGCTGCGCACATTGGCGCCATTGATCTGCTCGAGCGCGCTCGTGAGCGCTGCGCCGTACAACTCACCCCACACTTTGATCCGCGCATCATCGGCCAGACCAGGCGCAGAGGCGAGCAACGTCGCGTACAGATACAGATCCCAATAGCGCGTAAACACCGTGTTGGTAGGCGCCGCGTCCGACAGCGGCGCAAGACGCGCATAGTAATCCAGGCGCGCCTGGTATGTAGCGTCGGGCGTTGGTGCGAAGGTCAGCCCGCCACCCCATTCAACATACGCCTGAGGCCGGCCTGCAGGCGCGCCGCTAAACCGCAGCGACATCGCCTTTCGCTCCATCGCATCAAGCGGCTGCGGCGGCGCCGTTAGCAACTCGATGGCGCACACCTCCATCAGATTGCTCGGCATACCGCCAGTGGGCACAGCGCTCCCTGCCGTCAGCGTCAGCGTGACGGTCTGCTCCATCTCCTTGCAGCGCAGATCGCGCTCGATACCGCGCTCGGCCTGCGCGATCAGGCGCGGCAATCGGGCGGCAAAAGTCGCGTCACCAGCGCGCAGCAGCTCGTCGGTAACGGCGTTTTTGAGATCGTTATATGTGGCGATAGTCATAGCCGCCCTTCCCATGTGCGAAAGCGGTAGTGATCGCGATCATTTAGCCACTGCTTCCACTTCTTCTCATCGTGCAGCCAGCCCTCGACGGCGGCCTGGTCAACGAACACCAGCGGAATCTCGGCGGCGTGTCGAAAGGCAGCGCCAGGCTTCTCGCTGGCCTTGGCGACACAAAAGTCGAGCACCGGCTCAACGTCCTGCTCTGTGTAGATCACATAACTGTCGTCGGTCTCGACATAGTAGGTCGATTTTCCCGTAACCGGATTGCGATGCAACAAATGCACAGGCAGCCCCTTATGCGCTTTTGCGCCGCGCACGTGACGCGGCGGCAGGTGTCTCTGTGGGTGTTGTGTCTGAGCGTGCGCCTGCTGGCGTACGCGCGCCAATCGCGTAGCCGTTTTCTGCCAGCGATTGCGCCTGCACCAACGTGACGGCGATAACGGCGCCAACGGGAAATGTCCCACCAGCGCCGTCATGCACCGCGCCCGCCCGCACGATCTCGACCAAAACGACATCGGCAGGCGGTGCGCCACGAACCATAGCCAGCCCCTATGGCGCCGTGGTCAGGTCAGCGACCTTCCCGCAGCTCGCCTGGTTGCCCATGTGCAGCGCGTATTCAGTAACCATCATGAAGCTCTCATTGTCGCCCGAACTCGGCAGGTCCTTTGTCTTCATGCGTCGCAAAAACGCGATTTTCAGGTAACGCTTGTCGACGATCAGCGCCGTGCGCGCCCGCGTATACAGCGACGGATGCAGGCGAATGTCGCCAAAATCAGACGCATATACGCTCGCGCTTTGTTGCACGGTCTCATCTGACACCTGCACGCGGGCCTGAGACCGGCCGGTAAAGCCGCTCGCCAAGCGCTTGGCATACGGGCCCAGCAGCGCGTCGGTCGGCTTGCCGCCCGATACATAGCAAGCCTGCAACACGTTCAGAAACTCGGTCTCGCTGAACGCGCGCTGAGTGCCATCGGTAAGCGCTGTCGTCGCGTTGGCGCCGTTCGCGCCGTTAGTGCCATAGCTGACGTTGCTGGTCACAAAGTGCTCGAAACCGCGCGTGCGGCGCGCTGTAGTTTGGATGCCGTTGGCGTCGACAGCGCCGGCATTCTGCGGCTGGCGGCCAGACAAAATCCCTTCCATGTCGATGCGCAGCTCGAGACCAGCTTTTGCCTTGAACAAGTTTAGGTCGCTGTCGCGGCCCGCCTTATCCACGGCCTCCTGCGTGCCCGAGACGCCGCCAGTCTTGCGCGAGATTTGACAGTAGTTCTGCACCCGCGCAGTAGGCGCCATGAGCGTGATCGCCGGCGTGTCGCCCTCAAGCACTGCGTTGTCATTGTCCTGCGCCGCAAGCGCGTCGGTCTGCCACTCGTGCAGAACGCCTTTTGCCTGCGTCGTACCGCACAGCATCTGAAACGGCGTATCGGTGGGGGTGATGCGATAGATCTTGTCTTGCAGGTCCTCGCGGTTGCCCACCGCGCGGCCCGTCGAAAATGTACCAGCCGGAACAGGCATGGCGTTCTCCTCTCAAGGTTTAGGGGTCAGTCGACGCCGATCCACGCCGCCACATCCTCCAGGGAGCCGGTGGCGCGCGCGCGATCGGCGATGGCCTGCGCGGCGCGGCTCTTGCTGGGTTGTGCGCGGCTGCCCGGCGGCAGGCTGCGCGGCGCCGGCTTCCCCGGTCGCTGCGGTTGCGCCTGCCTGGCGCCGTCGGGCCCCGGTCTGCCTTGGGCCTGGGCGACGGGCATCTTGCCCTTCGCTTGCAGGCGATCAAACAGCCAGGCTTTGCGCGCGATTTTCATCGCACGCGCGTCAGTAATGCGCGCCAGCTCCTCGTGCTGGAAGCCCTCGCGCACCATGAATGTATAGATTTCAGGCAGCTCCTTCTGGGCGCGCGCGGAATCTTTCCACTCAGGAACTACCACTGGTAGCTGCGCCTGCGCCGCCTTCAATTCTTCTTGCAACTGTCTTTGTTCATAGGCGGCGGCGGCCCTGGTCATGGCCTCAAAGCCGTGCCGAAATTCCGCCGCCTTAGAAAGGATCTGATCGCGCACCTCGCGCGCCCGATAGCCCTCCACCGGATCCTGCAGCATCATCTGCTCGATCATCTGCGCGCTCGGCGCTTGGCTCTCCAGGAACGCGCCCACATTATGCAACAGCTGCGTATAGGCTTGGCGCTCAACGGTGGCCTGGCGCGCATATTCGTCTGCCTGCTTGCGCACCTGCGCGGCTTCCGACATGCGCTTGTAGGCGGCTTCGCCGAGCGAATAGCCTTTCACCAACTCGCTCTGCGTAACCTCGCGCTCCTCGCCGTCGACCACCACCTTGAAAACCGGCTCGGCCTCAGCTTCGACCTCCTCGCCGTCTGCGTCATCGGCCTCGAGCGCGTCGGGATCGGCGTCTGTGTCGAGATCAAACTCGCGATCGGCGTCGCCTTCGTCGCCCTCTTGCGCGGTCTCACGGCGCGCGTAACGCCCGCGATCGTCGCGCGGCTGGCCGCTCTCGTCGTCGCCGTAATCGTCGCTTAGCGCGCCAATCTCGGCCGCCGCGGCTTCCAATGACAGACCGCCGTCGCTCGCGCTTGCCGCAGGCGCGGCCGGCGCGCTGGGCGCACCACCATTCATCATGCACGTTCTCCGTTGTGATTATCGCGACGACGCCAGACGGCCCGGCCGCTGCTCATCTGTCTGCGCAGGCGCCGCCGCCATCATAGCGACCAACTCCGACTGCACCGCACGCGCAGCCTGCGCGTACGCATACAGGCGCTCGCGCTCCGCCACTGCGCCGCCTGGGGTATTGAGCCAGGCCTGCATATAGGTGCGCAGAAGGCGATCGTGCGCCTCTGCAAAGGCGGGCGCGCTTAACAGCGCCTGCGCCTCCCGTGCAAAAGCGGCACGCACACGCGGCTCAAGATCCGGCGGCGGCTCCTCCTTCTTCGGCAGCGGCGCAGTTCGCGCCAGCCTCTTAGCAAAAGCGCTTTTGGCCTCATCCTCATCAGGGCGCGCTGCGTCCACCTGCGGCCACACGCTTGCGCGCACAGCTGCGCACCAGGTCGCCAAACGGCTGAACCAGCTATCCATCACAGCCCTCCCAACGGCGCCGGCGTTGGCCCCAGCATGGGCCCCAGCATGGGCGTGCTATTTGGCATCGGCGGCGCTTGCGGCGCGTCCTGAGGCATTTCACTAGGCATGCCGATCGGCGCCGCGCCGCTTGCAGCATCAGCTGGCGGCGCCTGCATCAGCGCAGGCGGTTGCGACACCAGCGCCAACAGATCCTGCCACGGCGGCGCAAAGCCCGACTTAATGCCCTCGATCGCCAAATCGACCCACATCTTGTCGCGCTTGTAGGCGTCCTCGATCAACTCCCGGCGCAGCGCGCTGTCAGCCTTCACCTGCTCGCCCGCCACAAGCCCCGCCACCGCAGGGTCCGCCATCGGATCCGGCGGCCCGGCTGGCTGCTGCTGCTGCCCCTCAGTCGACGGATCGACAAAGTAAGGCTCGACGCTCGGCAAATTGGACGCGCGCGTGAGCTCTTTTAGCGTGTTGTAGACTTGTTTCCAGGTCGCGATCGGCGCGCCGGCCTGCAGCGCCTCGCGCTGGATCGCCAGCATATCCATAAGCGCCTGGCGCACCTTGGTTTTGTCACCCGTGCCCAATCCGACATTGGGCACATAATCCATTGACGCATCCCAGCTCGCCGGCTCCATCGCCACCCATCGGTTGCGCAAACGCAGCGTGCGCGGTTTGTCCTGATGCTGCACCAGCAGCTCGAGAATGCGCATAAACAAGGGCTTGTAGCCGGTCTCGGCCATCACCCGCGCGATCAACCCAATCTTCTGCTGCGCCGCGGTCATCAGCTGATTAACCGCCGCCGCCGTTTGGTTCTGCAACAAATCAGGCGAGGCGCCCGTCGAAGTTGTCGACACGCCGGTGCGCTGCTCTCGCTGTCGCTCCAGCCATTCCATCAGCGGCAGCGCCTGCGCGCCCGACCAGGGCGGCTGAAACGCCTCGACCTCGTCCATGGTCGTCACCGGAATCGGCCGGCCCGTCGCCGGCGACAGCAGCGCTTCCCAGGTTTGCTTTTTGGCGGAATGCAACACCTTAAATCTCGGCACCGTCGTGTCAAAAAGGCCGTCCACCATCAGCCGAAGAATATCGGTGCGGATCGCCTGCAAATCCTTGACCAGGTCCACCACCGCCAGACCCTCGAGGTGATGCGACAGCAGGATCGGCGACACCGGCACAAAAGGCGGCTTGTCGATCATCTCCTGGTGCAGCAGCTCTTTACCCGTCCCGGCCAGGCACACCTTGCGCCACTCTGCAATGCCGTCGCCGTCGCAATCAGCGCGCAGATAGCACTCATAATAAGCCAGCAGCTCCATGCTTTCATGCTGCATCGACGGCGCGATCGCATCAGAAAATGTCTCGGTGTGCGTGCGCCACGGATCCAGCTTGCCGCTGGCTTCGGCTTGCAAGTCCGCAATCACCTGGTCATCGTACCCCAGCGCCACGAGGTCAGCGCGCGGCATCAGCCGCCGGTGATAGTGAAAGTTGGCGTCGGCTGCATTCCGCGCGCCGGGCTCATATCCGTACTCGCTATTCGGCACCGCTTCGACACGTACACGATCGCGCTTTTTGCGCCGGCGAATGCGCATATCCATCACCTGGCGCGGCGGCGGCAGCAGCGCCTGCATTAGCATCGGGTCCCCGCTCGCCTGCGCCATCGCCTCAATCGATTGCGCAGTGATCGGCGAAGCCTCCACGCGCACGCGGCCCGCCAACAGCTCGACGCCCTCCTGCTGCACCAGCGCCTGCGCCTGCTCCATCGACAGCCCGGTATGCGTTGTTACCGTCACCGCTTCGGCGTCGTCCCATTCCACTTTCCAGGTGCCCAGGCCCTCGATTAGCGCGTCCTGCAACACCGTCGCAGACACAAGAAATCCAGGATTATCGCGCGCATATACGTAATTGACCAGGTCGGTGGCCTGCTCGGCCGCGTCGACGTCACTCTCGGCGCTCGGCTCAAATTGGCCGGTCTCGTCGCTGCCGTGAAAAATCTCGAGCAGCGCCGGCAGGATCCACCCCACTGTTTCCATCGCGGTGCGATCCACCGCCTTGCAATAGTCAGCGCGCTCGGTGCCATACGGCAGCCCCAGCCAGCGATCCAAATTGTCCTTGCGCTCGAGGTCCTGCGTGTCCTGCCAGGCGATCGCGGCGTCGAGCTGCGCCACGGCGGTCTCGCGGACGTCGTCGTCGTCGGCGGCGTCCCAGAGGCTCGGATCGTCCCACGCCGCGTCGGCATAGCCGCCCGCGCCGCCTTCGCCCGCTTCGGGATCGTAGGCGCTGTCATAAGCGCTCATATCGTCAGCCATGCTCATTTGGCCATCCGTGTTTCAGCTCGCGCGCCGCGGCGGCGTATAGGCCGCCATAAAGCCGCTTGCGCCCTCGCCTGCCGCACTCGGCAGCATCTCCAGCTTCTGTATGCCGATCCCCAGCGCGCTCGCGCCGTGGCTCGCCTCATCGTGGCGCGGCTTCGGCAGCCACACGCCCAACCGATCATCCCATTCTCGCCGATACGCATCGAGGCGCTTTACGCCCAAAGCACAGCGCACCGCGTCGATCTTGAACCGCGGAAACACGTTGCGGATCATGCCGATACGCTCCGCCACCACGCCAGGCGGGCTCTCCGCCTTAATGATGTCCAGACCCGCCGCGCGCGCCATTTCCAGGCGCGAATGACCAGACCCCCACTCGGTCACCGCGATGTCGTGAGGCATCACGTCGACGCCGAACAGATAGCCGCGCTCCTCCCGCAGCCGATCCATGTCCTTCAGCACCTGCGGCAGCCCGACCAGGCTCCACTCTTTGTAATCGATCAGCAGGATGTCGCGCCCGACGATCTGCACAAACCAGACCGCCGTGTAATCATCCACGCCGATGTCCCAGAACCGATGCACGCGCCCATTCTGGGCTTCGTACGGCACGCTGGTGAGCCGGCCCGAGCGGCGCAGCGCCTGCATCTCCAAAGTGAAGAAGGCGCCCTCGATCGCCGTTTTAAACACCTCCTCAAATGTTGAGGGGTATTCCTTCAGCATATCGTCGCGCTGGATCTCCCAGGTCTTTGCGTACCAGGCCTGCTGCTCTGCATCGAGCACCACGCCGTGCTTCTCGGCGAGCTCGTTGAAATACTTCCCCAGATCGTCGCTGATCTGCACCGACTGCGCCGGCAGCCGATAGCCGGGATCCTCATGCCACGGGAAAAAGTGCAGCTTGAGATCCAGCGGCGTCAACGCCTGGTTTGTATCGGCGCGCCGCGACGCAGCCATGCACCACTCGTAAAAGTCGCCGTCGGGCCCCTCGCCCGTGCTCTCCACAAACACCGTCGCATCCAACGGGGCTGCCGGCATCGCGCCCGTGCGGATCTCCTGCGCCTTCTTCGGATACTTCGCGCAGATCTTGCCGTGCTCACTCACCAACAACCACTGTACCGTCCCAGACCGCGCCGACGTCGTCACCCGGATCTGCGACCCGTTGGCAAAGTCGAGCTGCTTGGCCTGGTCTTTCCGCGCCGGCACGGCCGCCCGCAGCCAGGCTGGCAGGCGTTCATAGACCTGGCGCACCCGCTGCTCGAACAACTCGCCCGCGCTGTCCTTGTCGTGCGCAATCACCGCGCAGCGCGTGTTGCTGTTGAACAGACACGCATCCAGCATCAGCAACAGAATAAACGTCGTGAACCCAAGCTGGCGCGCCTTTGGGATGATGTTGCGGCTGTGCGCCGCCGCCAACAGCCGCCGCTGCGCTCGGTTCATCACAAACGGCGCCACCTGGCCGCTCTTGGTCTCCACCGTGTACAGATTGTCGAGACGCCACGCCCGATCGGCCAAGCGCGCGGCGAGCTCCGCCGCCGCGCGCGATTCGTCGTCCGCCTTAGTCGTCGTCTGCGTCGTCGCCTGTTTCGATCGGCGCGGTGAGACCGCGCGTGGCGCCGTCGAGGCTGGCAAGGATCGCGCCGAAGCCCGCGCCGATGGCTGCGCCTGTGCTTTCATCGGGGTTGCTGCTCCACCGGCCGCGCGGGCGCTGACGATTGTGCATCCACAGCTTCGCCGCGCTCAAATCGCCCGGCACCTCCTGCTCGGTTATCTTCAGCACCCGCGCCGCATCCGGCTTGTCCGGGTCGCTCACATATTCGCGCTTGATGATCATCCCGCCGACCGCCCGCCGATAAAGGCTCTGCGCCACGTCGGCGTCAGCCTCCTCGCGTCCGTCAATGAGGGCCTGCTTAAACTTGGGATGCTTGACCTTCCACGCCTGGAAGGCGCGCGGCGTAAGCTCGAACTGCTCGGCGATCTCGTCATCGACCATGCCAAGCAGCGCCAACTTGTAGGCGCGTTTGACAAAAGTCTCGTGATAGGTCGGCGGGCGGCCCTCGCGGCGCGCCTGCGCCTGCGGCCCGCCCGATGGCGCGCGCTTGCGCACGGATCGCTTTACCGGCTGTGCGGTCGCCTTCTTCGTTGTCGCCGGCCTGCGGGTTTTGCCCTTTGCCATCAGATCATCCTCACGACGCGCTCAACGACACCGTAATCGTCGCCGTCGCCGTGTACCCCGTCGCCGTGTCCGTCACCGTGCAGCGATAATCACCAGCGCGGGCGCCTGGCACATCGGCGGGCCCAAAACTGTCGCTAAAGGTGGTGCTGGCCGCTGTCGGCGACGTGATCGTGAACGCATCACCGTTGACCTGCTCCCACAAATACGTAAACGGCCCCGCCCCGCCGGTCACAGTCGCCGTCGCTGCGCTCGAGGCGACAAAACCAACGCCTGTGCGAGCGCCGCTCACATTGCCAGCCGTCACCTCCATGCTCGTCCACACCAGGCGCGCGCCGCTCACTGTGCCGACATAAATCTCGGTCACCGCCTTGGCGCCGCTTGCCGTCCCGACAGACGCCGCCGTGAGCGCCTTAGAGCCGCCAGACGTACCGACCGTGACGCCCGTGCTCATGCCGCATGCCGCAGATAGATCTCGCCCTCAGCCAAGCTGCCCGGCGCCGCCGTGCCCCAGCTGATCAGCCCCGAATTAGCGCCGGTCCCCGAATTGACGCGAGCTAGCGCGCGTCCATTTGCCAGCACAGTACCGCTAGTGACAAAGTTAAAACCGCTAGACTTCGTCTCAATCGCCCCCCATTGCACCGACATTGCGTGGTTGGTGAATTGAATAATGCCGGTTGATCCCGCGCCTGCTGGGCGCACTGCAAAAGCACGACCAGCGGCATCGTGAGTGACAAAGCTACTCGTGCCTGAATTGTCAAACGTCTGCGCCGCCGTCCACGTAATTGCCGTGCCAGGGAGGTTGCCGGCGTGGTAGACGGTGTTGCCTGCAATTGTGACGCCGGGAGTGATCGCAAAGGTTGAATTGGTTAAGCGCGCAAACCGTGACCCGCCGATTGAAAACGATATGCCGTCCTCACCCCGCACAACCATGTCTGTGCCAGAGCCGCCATCCACCAACGTCCCAATCGCGGTGTAGCCCTTGATAACGCCACCCAAACGGAACACCGCGGCCACGCCGTCAAACGTCTGCGCCGCCGTCCACGTATTAACCCCATTCAACAGCGGTATCGTGGCGCCGCTTGTGCCGGTATTCACCGTCGCCGCAGTGCCAAGGCCCAGATTAGCCTGCGCACCAGCCTGTGTGCTTGCGCCCGTGCCGCCGTCAGCCACCGCCAGATCGCTTATCCCGGCAATAGATCCGCCGGTGATCGCTACTGCATTGGCTTGTTGCGCCGCGATCGTGCCAACGCGGCGAAGCGCCGACAGCGCGGGCATCAGCGCGCCTCCCGCACAAAGCGCCGCTGCGCGTTGCGCTGGTAGCCCGCATCCGCATCAGGATTGGGATCGCGCGCCACCGCATCGGCGAAGGCCACCGGCCGCACCGGCAAGCCGGTCAGCGCCGCGCCGCCGTTGGGGTCGGCGCTGCGCAGGCCGTCGCCGCGCCCGCGTTCATAAATCCATTGCCGATTAATAGCGTCGGCCGTCACCACAATCAGATGATAGCCAGCCGCAAACACCAAACCGCCAATCGCGCCGTACAGCACGCCGCGCCAAAATCCGCTGCGGTGAATGTGCGTCTCGGCCTTGTTCAAGCGCGGGCTTTCGTGCGCCTCAAACGTCGCCTGCGTCGTCTGCACGGCAGGCGGCGGTGTTTGAGGCGCGCCTGGCGGGCGCGCCGGCGGCGTCACGGGCTTGAGAAAGCGCTGCGGTTCGCTCATGGCGACCTCCAGGCAAAACCAACTGTCGGCAAAACTGGAAAGGACTGCAGGCGGCGGCGCGCAACTCAAAGCCTGCGCGCACAACGCTCAGCCTGCATTTCATGAAGTCCTGTCGTGTTTTGGGCCGCCGGTCAAGGGGGCGCTGGGCGAAAGCGGTTTCGCCAGCGCCGCGGCCACCGCCTGCAGCCCGACGCGCACCAGCGCCACCGGCGCGACGCGGTTATACACCACCGCATCCACCGTCGCCCGCGACGCCGCCCCTGATGTATCAAGGCCGCGCAGCGCCTGCAGCGAGGCCCGCAGCGCCAGCTCTTGCGCCCGACTGGTGTCGATGTGCGCAAAGCAGCTGGGGCCGCGCGCGTCATGAAAGGCCATCGCAGTGGCCCGCGGCGCGCCAATCCGCGCTTGGCGGGCGCGCACCAGGGCGTTCAGCCGCTGCGCCGCTTCTCGCTCGCGCTGCGCCAGCGCTCCGTCGGCCCACCATTGGTCGATGATCCAATCGGTCTCAGCTTGCGCCCGCCCATAGCGCGCCCGGCGCTGCAGCACTTCATCGGGCGGCTTGATATTCTCGCGCCGCAGCTGCCCGCTGGGGTGGCGCGGGCCATCCTTGCGCGGCCGTCCCGCGCGCTTGCGTCGCCAGGCCATCAGCCCTCTCCTTCGGTGTCGCGCTTGGTATTCGATCGCGGCGCGGCGCGGCGGATCAAAGCCGCCGACACGCCCGTGCTGACATCCCCGCGCGACCGCCGCCCCACGTTCCGGGTGAGCAGCACCGGCCGGCCGGTCTGGGCCTCGACCATCTCGCGCTTCAGCTGGCTCATGGGCGTGTCAAAGCCCTTATAATCCTCGAGCTGGTAGCCGTGCGGGGTCTCATAGGCGAAGTCGGCAATGTAGTAGCGCCCCTTGCGCCCTAAACGCGCCGGCTCGTGATTGAGGCCATAAGCCACCAGCTCGACACGCACCTGGCGCGCCAGGTTTGAGATCGAGCCAGACTGCTGCAGCGCCACGAGCTCGCACCAGCGCCGATACTCGCCCTCACTGTGATACATCACGCCGTCGATCATCACCGGCTTCGCGCCATACTTGTTGCGCCGCTGACGGCTCAGCGCGTCCAGCGCAGCGCGCACATGCTGGGCCGATTGCCAGCCGGTCGATCGCCGCGCACTCATGGCCGCCCCCGCTTGCCATTGGCAATCTGCGCTGCAGCAGCAGCGCGCAGTTGCCGCGCGGTGTCGCGAAGCTCGGCGGCAATCCGCGCGCGCTGCTCGGGCGTCACGCGATCAGCCTCATCGTCAGCCTCACTCGGGCGCACATTGCGCCGCTGCGCCAATGCCAACCGCAACTTCTGCTGGTGCGCGGCCCGTGCGGCGATCTCCTCGCGCACCGGCGCCAGCAATTGCCCGGCCGTCGCCGGCCTCCGCCGCGCCGCCGATTGCCGCCACTGGCGCACCGCCTCCTCGAGGCACTCCAGCGGGATCGTCTGCGTGTCCTCGATCCAGGCGCGCCAGAAGCGTGTCGCCGCAGCCTCATCACCGGCAGGCAGGCCGCTGTCGCCGTACAGCTCGAACAGGGTCTCAAGCAGCGCGATGGTGCGGGCTGCAGGCGCCCGCAGCATCATCATGGCCAGCGTGCGCTCCTCAGCCTCGAGGGCTAACAACGTCGCTTCCGTTGGCAGGCGTTGGCCCATCCGCCAGCTCGCCAAGCTCGTGAAGAGCGCGCAGCGCGCCGCGACGCCGAACGGCGGCGGCGTCGGCGACATGGGCGGCAAGGCCGATTGGCTTGGCGGTGGGGGCGTAAGCGCGGTCATGGGCTGGCTCCTGTGAAGACAAATCCGTGAGCGATGGATCGGGATGGCGGCGCAGCGGCGCCAGGCGGCGATCCCGGGCGGCGAGCACGTCAGGCTCGAACACGCCCCAGCTCTGCACCGGCCGCGCCCGCGGCTTGGCGGTCTGCGCGGCGATCACCGGCACGATGTCGGCCTCGAGGTCACACCCGGCGCGCAGCCACACCTCGATCCGCGCGGCGCTCGTCGCCAGTGAGGCGGTCTTCGTGCGCTCGGCTAGACCAGGCCCCGCCGCAGCGAAGCAGGCCTCCACCGCGCCACGCCAGTCGGCGCACCGCTCGGCCGCCGGCTCGCGCGCAGCAGCAGCAGCCGCAGGCAATGGTTCAATGGTTGGTTCTAGTGAGCCCCCCATAGGGGGGCGAACGAGGGCGGCCAATTTGACCGGGGCCCCCGGACAATCTGACCGCTGGTCAATTTGGCCACCGGTCAGGATGGCCGCCGGCCTAGTAGGACAATCTGACCGCTGGTCAATCTGACCGCTGGTCAATTTGGCCCCCTGTTCTTTGGCGCGCTCTTTTGAGGGTGTTTTGGGCTCGGTCCCGCCTTCGGCTTGAGCCGCTTGGGCCGCCCCCAACGCCAGAACATAGTGGTCGGACGATTGCGCCCCGTCGCGCCGGCGGCGCGCATGGCGCGCGATAAAAGCGTCCTCCTCGAGGTCATCCAGCACCCGCCTGACGGTGCGCGCACTACAGCACGCCTCGCGCGCCAGCGTCGACTGCGCCGGCCAGCACATGCCGCGATCGTCGGCATAGTTCGCCAGCACAAGAAGCACTGCCTTGTGAGTAGCGCTGCGCACTTCGGCGGCCAACGCCCAGGTGATCGCCTGGACGCTCACGCCAAATCGCCCCACAGCAGGGACGTCGCCGCACCGGCGCGCGCTTTTGCGCTGCGATAGGCCCGCTGTCGGCCGTGCACTTGGGCTTGCGCAACCGAAACGGCAGCCCCCCTATCGAGCGGCCAGCGCGCTGTCCGGTGCGGCGGCGACAGATCGCACTCCGACAAACCAAGTGCGATCATCTCAAACGTGTTTTCGTCGCGTGTGGTCATGTGCGCACAAACAGCGCTTGCTGCCGCACACCCACCGCACAATAGACGTGGTCGCGGGTGCGGCGTTCGCGTTTCAACTCGACGAGTGCGTCCTGCAGATCGGGGCGTGACGGGCGCCGGCTCATGAATTGACCTTCCCAGCACCGTCGCTCAGGGCCTGCAGCCCAAGCGCTGTGAAAATCACGCGCCGGCCCTTGCCCTCGCCAGTAATGCGGATCGCGCCGGCGCGCTCAAACTCCTGCAGCGCAAGGCGGCCCACGCCCGTCCGCTCCGGGTCGGTCGCCGTCTGCGCGGCGCGGTACAGCCGCCCCAGCTGCGCCATCTGCACACTCGACAGTCGCAGGCTCATGGCGCGCCCCCCGCGCGGCGGCGCTTCGGCGCTGGGGCCACGCGCACCAGGTCGGCGGCGCGCACGGCACCCTTGGTCAGCGCCTCGATCTTCACA